ATGAAAAAGATAGCTGCTATATCATTAATTAGTGTTTTTCTTATGTCTGGGTGTGCTGTACATAATGATGAGACAAGTATCGGTAAATTTGGTCTTGCATATAAAAGTAATATTCAGCGTAAACTCGATAACCAATACTACACCGAAGCCGAAGCTTCTTTAGCCAGGGGTAGAATATCTGGTGCAGAAAATATAGTAAAAAATGATGCAGTTCATTTCTGTGTTACTCAGGGCAAAAAAATGCAGATAGTTGACCTGAAGACAGAAGGTGCAGGATTACATGGCGTCGCTCGTCTGACATTCAAATGTGGAGAGTGAGAATAGATTCAAGACTACCATGCACATATTTATTTTATCTGTGATGGGATATTCTTCAACACCATTATTGAATGTGAGTAATAATGACAAACAGATAGATGAAACTAAAGCAGAATTTTTATTTTATGCAGCCATCAGAAAATGATGTCAAAAATGTTCCAATGCTTTAGGTTCATTTTTTGGTAAGCGTCAAACATGCGCGTTCTGGCTGTGCGTAACCGGAACCTGTGCGAGCACGATGTCGATAAGTGAAAAGCATCGTGCTATGAAGGAGGATTCTATCGATGTGGTCAATGGAAGACGGTGACCAGGGATAGGGCTTATGCATAAAAAATAAGCCCGTGTAAGGGAGATTTAGGGTGTCACCAGTAGGGGCTTTCAACGGTACAATGCGGGTTTGAGCGGCATAAATTACCACTGAAAGCCCTTAAACGTTACTCTACTGTGGACACTGTGTGGACACTCTCGGCCTCAGTACCACCTCTTAGCGGATTAAGAGAAATGGCGTCCTGAAGGTACTCTGGCGCAAAATGAGCGTAAACCATAGTTTGCTCAATCCGCGTGTGACCTAGTATCCGTTGTAGCGTGATAATACTTCCTCCATTAATCATGAAATGAGTGGCAAAGCTGTGCCTTAGTGCATGTGTGGCTTGCCCCATTGGCAAATCCGGTTTTATTGCTTTCATTGTTCGTCTGAAGCGAGGGTAATCAGCATCAGGGAATAAAAAACCTCGTTTGTTATCCGCGATCATTTTGGCAACAGCCTCTGAGATCGGGACGGTGCGTGGTTTGTTTGTTTTCGTTTTAACAAACGTGACGCGGTTATGGATGATATTTTCTGCTTTCAAACGAGCTGCTTCTCCCCAACGTGCTCCAGTACTCAGGCAAAGAATCGCAATCTTTTTGTTGTCGCCGTCAAGAGCAGCAAGCAGTAAGGCAATTTCTTCCTGCGTGAGATAGCCTGTGTCTGGTTTTTCCTCCTTAAGCCTTTTTGTCCCTCTGATAGGGTGCTCACCAAAGAATAACTCCGCTTCAATCAGGGCTGTAAACATACCGCTAATACATGTTAAATCACGATTGATACTCGAAGGTTTAATACCCTGACTTCTTCGGGTGGCGCAGTACTGGCTGATAAGCGATTTCGTAATTTGAAATGCGCATGGGTCATTAGTTATTTTTGTGAAGATTTCAATTTTTCCAAGATTAGATTTCCCATGCTCTTCGTGTTTACCCTTTAAATCCCACCAGATCTGTGTCAGCTCCGACAGACGTCGCTTGTCTCTTGGTTTTGATAGCCATTCTTTATTGTGGTGGTTGTACAACGTGTATTTCTCGAAAGCGACAGCTTCGCTTTTCTTATCAAACTTCCTACGGATGCGTTTTCCATTACGTCCAGTAGGGCGGATGTCCACTTCATATCGACCATCATCGAGTTTTTTGATTGCCATCAGAAAACCCTCCGAGTGGTGTGTTTTTTTGCGACTACTAATCGCTTTTTTCGTGGTGGCTGAAATTTAGCCACCAATAGTAGGCACTTGTGATGAATATATTCACGATGAATTGTTAACCAGTCTTTTGACCGGAGTGGGGCGACGTTGTTTCGTTTTGCCCAAAGTGTGCGAGAGCGGGCGCAATTTGCCCGGACTCAGGAGCGATCTGATTGGTCATGAACCATAAAGTGTATTTGGTGAATTGTGGGGTCTGCAGGATGTTCATCATGACATCTGTTGGAGGTGTTGAACGACCACTTTCATAGTAACTCAGCGTGCCATACGGAACCCCTGTTAAATCAGCAAGTTGTTGTCTGCTCAAATACTCTGATTTTCGCATTAAGACTATCTTCTCGCTTATCGTGTTTGACATGGTGTTTAGATCTCAATAGTATTTAGTTTAGATGTAGATTGTTTAGTGCTTGGATGTGGGCACTAAAAGGCATTATAAGACATTAAACGCAATTCATGAGGGCTAGAGGACGACATGAGCAAGCAAGTAACACTCATGACTGATGCGATTCCTTATCAGGAGTTCGCAAAACTAATAGGAAAATCGACAGGAGCGGTTCGTCGGATGATCGATAAAGGAAAGCTGCCTGTAATTGATATGACCGATCCACAATCAGCTTCAGGTCGTGCAGGTGAATATTGGGTATACCTTCCGGCATGGAATAACGGACTAAAACTGGCTTATGAAAGCCGCCCTAAAGAGATTCGTGACGGCTGGTTGATGTGGTTAGGTCTCGGTGAACCACGTTAAGGAGAACCGTATGAATGAGCCTCGTTGTATTGCTCAGTTACTGCGTAACGAAAGCCCTAGGGCGATTGACTTCACCATCACCCACGGTAAGGGGCGTAAGGGAATCATTATCCGCACCAAAAAACAGAGTCCGTTAAAAAAGGCTCTGACCTTTCTGAAAAGCCGGAGGGTATGGAAATGACAGTGATGACGCTCAATCTCGTTGAAAAACAGCCAGCAGCTATGCGCCGGATAATTGGTAAGCATCTTGCCGTTCCTCGCTGGCAGGATACATGTGATTATTATAATCAGATGATGGAGCGCGAACGGTTAACGGTTTGCTTCCATGCTCAGTTAAAACAGCGTCACGCAACGATGTGTTTTGAAGAAATGAACGACGTCGAACGTGAACGACTGGTATGTGCAATTGATGAATTGCGTGGTGCATTCTCAAAACGCCGTCAGGTTGGCGCAAGTGAGTATGCATATATTAGTTTTTTAACAGTCAGTCAGCGTCGTACTTTATTTATGCATGCCGGATTGACTGAAAAAGAATTCAACCAGCCATACTGGCGAATTAATGAAGAGTCATGTTACTGGCGTGATGCTTTATTCCGTGCATTACGTGAATTATTCAGTCTGTTTGAGTATGCACCGACAATTCTGACGTCGGTAAAACCGGAGCAATATCTGCATTAAGTAATTAACCAGAGTTTTTAACGCACTTAATTGTGCGGGGCTTCTTTTTGCCTGGAGAAAGTTATGCATACAGTTTCTGAAAATCAGTGCGGTATATACGCATTACTGCTGCAACAGGCCAGAATCGCAGCACAGGCCGACGCTGCGACGCGCTTTTCTTCTCATCTTGATGCCATGATTCGCCACATCACAAAGGCGGAGTTATCCCGCGTGGAGATAGTCGAGCTGCTCAGTCAGGAGTCGGAAAAATTTCACAATATCGGATTGTCTCGCGGGGAGGTGCTTTGATGTTCTGTTCTCGTTCAGTTGTATTACTGAATAACGCCTTAAAAATCGCCGTTATGAAAAATGGCGATTTGTCTCTTATTCAACTTGGTCTTGATAAAGAAAAACGCGAAATAACTGAATCTGTTATCGCGATTTATCAGAGTGAATTAAACCTCCTGTCTGATGTGGTCAATTTACTTGTTAAACGCGCTGTATTTCACAAGCAAATTTCCTCCGTGGATGAACTGACGAAATTAACGACAGAAATCGCCAGCTATTGCGCTGATGAATTTAAAAAACTGAACGACAAAAGGAACTGGTAATGCCGGACAACGTAGATTTTATTCAGGAACAACAGGCTGAATTACTGGAGCGCCAGATTAACGCGGCAAGGGTAAAACATTGCGGTGCTTCTGCGCTGGTTTGCGAAGAGTGTGACGCGCCAATACCTGCTGCCCGTCGTGCGGCTTACCCGTCAGCCACGCGTTGTGTTTCCTGTCAGTCAGTCTTTGAAGCAAAAAACAAACATTACCGGAGAACGGCATGAGTATTCGTATTGAAATTGGCGAACGTTATGTCGTTACCAGTGACAGCTTTCAGTTTATTCTCCACGAGAAAAAGAGAGCGGAAAGCGGTAAAAACGCCGGTCAGGAATGGCTGGCGGTGGTTGGTTATTACCCGAAATTAAGCCAGCTCGTTTCAGGCCTGATGCATCACGATATTCTGACCGGAAGCGCAAAGTCTTTTGCTGATTTAAACGTGCAGGTTGAGCAACTCAGCAAGCGTTGTTCAGAGGCTTTTGGCTCATATGGCCGTTAAAGCCTCCGGGCGTTTTGTCCCTCCGTCAGCATTTGCCGCAGGCACCGGTAAGATGTTTACCGGTGCTTATGCATGGAACGCGCCACGCGAGGCCGTCGGGCGCGAAAGACCCCTTACACGTGACGAGATGCGTCAGATGCAAGGTGTTTTATCCACGATTAACCGCCTGCCTTACTTTTTGCGCTCGCTGTTTACTTCACGCTATGACTACATCCGGCGCAATAAAAGCCCGGTGCACGGGTTTTATTTCCTCACATCCACTTTTCAGCGTCGTTTATGGCCGCGCATTGAGCGTGTGAATCAGCGCCATGAAATGAACACCGACGCGTCGTTGCTGTTTCTGGCAGAGCGTGACCACTATGCGCGCCTGCCGGGAATGAATGACAAGGAGCTGAAAAAGTTTGCCGCCCGTATCTCATCGCAGCTTTTCATGATGTATGAGGAACTCAGCGATGCCTGGGTGGATGCACATGGCGAAAAAGAATCGCTGTTTACGGATGAGGCGCAGGCTCACCTCTATGGTCATGTTGCTGGCGCTGCACGTGCTTTCAATATTTCCCCGCTTTACTGGAAAAAATACCGTAAAGGACAGATGACCACGAGGCAGGCATATTCTGCCATTGCCCGTCTGTTTAACGATGAGTGGTGGACTCATCAGCTCAAAGGCCAGCGTATGCGCTGGCATGAGGCGTTACTGATTGCTGTCGGGGAGGTGAATAAAGACCGTTCTCCTTATGCCAGTAAACATGCCATTCGTGATGTGCGTGCACGCCGCCAGGCAAATCTGGAATTTCTTAAATCGTGTGACCTTGAAAACAGGGAAACCGGCGAGCGCATCGACCTTATCAGTAAGGTGATGGGCAGTATTTCTAATCCTGAAATTCGCCGGATGGAGCTGATGAACACCATTGCCGGTATTGAGCGTTACGCCGCCGCAGAGGGTGATGTGGGGATGTTTATCACGCTTACCGCGCCGTCAAAGTATCACCCGACACGTCAGGTCGGAAAAGGCGAAAGTAAAACCGTCCAGCTAAATCACGGCTGGAACGATGAGGCATTTAATCCAAAGGATGCGCAGCGTTATCTCTGCCATATCTGGAGCCTGATGCGCACGGCATTCAAAGATAATGATTTACAGGTCTACGGTTTGCGTGTCGTCGAGCCACACCACGACGGAACGCCGCACTGGCATATGATGCTTTTTTGTAATCCACGCCAGCGTAACCAGATTATCGAAATCATGCGTCGCTATGCGCTCAAAGAGGATGGCGACGAAAGAGGAGCCGCGCGAAACCGTTTTCAGGCAAAACACCTTAACCAGGGCGGTGCTGCGGGGTATATCGCGAAATACATCTCAAAAAACATCGATGGCTATGCACTGGATGGTCAGCTCGATAACGATACCGGCAGACCGCTGAAAGACACTGCTGCGGCTGTTACCGCATGGGCGTCAACGTGGCGCATCCCACAATTTAAAACGGTTGGTCTGCCGACAATGGGGGCTTACCGTGAACTACGCAAATTGCCTCGCGGCGTCAGCATTGCTGATGAGTTTGACGAGCGCGTCGAGGCTGCACGCGCCGCCGCAGACAGTGGTGATTTTGCGTTGTATATCAGCGCGCAGGGTGGGGCAAATGTCCCGCGCGATTGTCAGACTGTCAGGGTCGCCCGTAGTCCGTCGGATGACGTTAACGAGTACGAGGAAGAAGTCGAGAGAGTGGTCGGCATTTACGCGCCGCATCTCGGCGCGCGTCATATTCATATCACCAGAACGACGGACTGGCGCATTGTGCCGAAAGTTCCGGTCGTTGAGCCTCTGACTTTAAAAAGCGGCATCGCCGCGCCTCGGAGTCCTGTCAATAACTGTGGAAAGCTCACCGGTGGTGATACTTCGTTACCGGCTCCCACACCTTCTGAGCACGCCGCAGCAGTGCTTAATCTGGTTGATGACGGTGTTATTGAATGGAATGAACCGGAGGTCGTGAGGGCGCTCAGGGGCGCATTAAAATACGACATGAGAACGCCAAACCGTCAGCAAAGAAACGGAAGCCCGTTAAAACCGCATGAAATTGCACCATCTGCCAGACTGACCAGGTCTGAGCGATTGCAGATCACCCGTATCCGCGTTGACCTTGCTCAGAACGGTATCAGGCCTCAGCGATGGGAACTTGAGGCGCTGGCGCGTGGCGCAACCGTAAATTATGACGGGAAAAAATTCACGTATCCGGTCGCTGATGAGTGGCCGGGATTCTCAACAGTAATGGAGTGGACATGATGGCAAAAATTCACGAGGTAAAGCTGCACGCAAAATATTTCGACCTTGTACTGGAAGGAAAGAAACGCGCAGAGTTTCGGAAAAAAGATCGTAATTATGAGCGCGGGGGCACGTTGATTTTGCATGAATGGGTGCAGGGTGTGTTTACGGGGCGAAAGGTTGAAGCCCGGATAACAGATGTTACTGACCTGTCAGACTGGCTGGAAGATTATGTCTTGCTGCACAGAATACTAGGTGAGATACTGCCGCTGACTGTCAAGCTGGCAGTATCCTCCACATTTTTTATAAATCTAAGGCGAAGAACGGTGGCAATATATTTGCTTTAAATTGTAAATAAGCAAATTATTCTAAGCCACAAATGATATCAATTGAGTATCGATTTTCGTTCGAATATAACCATAACGCCAAGCGTCAAATGTAAGTCATCTATATGTGATTCGTATTCATATTGGTCAGCATCAGGAGATAGTAAATGCTCTGCTGCTGTAAAAACATCAATTGTAACAGATATATCGTCTGGGATTTCTTCATTTAATTCGGATATGTATTTTTTATATTTGTTTTTTAATTTCCTTATCATGTCTTCCTTATGGTGGATTGTAGTGCAGTAATTTTTTTTAGTTGAATCATTGTATGAATGGAATGAACAGTTTAATGCTAGGCCAAGACTTGAATTTCCTGTAGGGCCTGTGTGTTTAAAGTATTCAAGATTTCTTCTTATGTCAGAAAATAAAAGACTTTTACAGGGGGCATTTCCTTTAACTTCTATTGCACATATTGGAATGTCGAAAAATGGTCTGCTGTCCAATATGGCAATATCAATTCTGCCTGATCTTGTTGTGTTTGTGTTTTTTCTGACAGTTTTTTTTGAGAATGTTTTTTGGGGGTCAGACCGTTTCGATAAAGGAACTGTTGCATTAATGAATTTATTTGTATGGTACTCAAATATAACTTTGTAATCACCATGGCGAAAGGATTTTATTTCTAACAACGATAGACCTATAGATACGGTAGCTACATATTCAGTGTTTATTTTTGCACCAGACCTGAAATCCATTAAATAAGTTGCGTCGGCTGACTTTTTCATTCCATCTTTTACAGCTTTCACAATATCCATGTTATTCATATCAACACCTTTTATATTCCAGAATTATAAATCTTAATGATTGATTTGTTTGTGTGTTTAGGTTACTAGATTGACGTACTTATAGCACATTCTGATTTTGAAATCACCATCCTTGGGTAAAGCACAGCCTATCACTATTGGTTTAGTACTGTGCTGTAATAGTATCAGATTAAGTTAAATCCATTTTATGAAATCTTCCATTTCATCATATTTTTTTATTACTGCTCTAACATCTTTGCTTTCATCACATAAACAATCTAAAAGACTATCCCATTCAGTTTGTTTTTTACCAAATCCATAAACAGCCTCTATATCACCGGATTTCCATATATAGATTCCGTTATCTTTCAATTTTTGATGTATTTCATGTATATGCTTTTGTGTTTTTTCATGGTTACATATTTTGATGAAGTCTTTGCTTGAAATGCTTTTGAATGACTCAAAAGTAGTAACTTTTGTATTTAAACTAAGCTCTCCTGAGTTGATTGATTCAATCAAAGCAGTCAATAGATTATCACATTCAGTACTAAGTAAGTCTTTATGCTCTGTTAATAGAATATTTGATAAGAAATCACAATCAGCTAGAATCCTTGTTTTTATGCCGATGGCATTGATGATTTGTGACATCTTAAATAAACTACCCTTACCGTCAACGGCAACAATGCAGATTTTACTCGGGTTGAGTTCATGTCCGTTAATTTTTTTATAAAGTGCATATAGAACGTTTGTCTCTGTTTTCCCTTCAACAAGCAAAACTTCTTCAGAAAATAAAAGGTATGATGAATTAGAAAGCGTGAATGCTGAGTGCAATTGCGGTGATGAAGATTTATATAATTCTTCGATTTTTTCAGATATAGTCTTCCTTGCTATGGTTCCATTAGAATCCTTACAAACCTGAATCGCATTTGCTGCATGCTTTGCAGAAAGCATACTGGCTGAGTGAGTTGATATTATAACCTGATACCCTGATTCACTTAATGTGACAAGTGATTCTCTGACAGAATTAATGGCTGAAGGGTGTAAATATAACTCAGGTTCATCAATGAAAATCAAAGTGTTTGATTTTTTTGATTCGCTGTTTTCTTTTTTTATTTCGGCCAGGTATTGAATTAATGCCATTTGAATGGAACGTTGTGTTCCGTGACCAAATCGGCTGATATCTCTCATTACCGGTTCATCTTCCCGAGACTCAAAAACTTTCAGAGTGCCGGATTTAAATATCTCATCTAATGTCGGTGTGGGAAAGTGTAACTTTACACTTACGTCAGGAAAAAATTGGTTTACTTTTTTATTTACACCTGAGTCTATTTTATTAAGGCTTTCTAATCTGTTCTCACCGTTGTGAGAAAGATATTTACCTATTTCTGATATGTTTTTTGAAAATTTTTCTTCGTGTTCTTGTTTTATTTCAGAAACAATTGCGGAAAGTATCTTTCCTATTGTGGTCGTGTTTTTGCATTTTGTTGAGTCTTCGACAGCGTCAGACATTGCAGGGATATGAATTGGTTCCGGAAATATATTGGAGATTGCACCATCTATGCCGCCAGGGTTTTTCTTCCACGTGGTACCGTCATATACATCCAGACTTTTTTTGGCTTTTCCTGTTTCCTTATTAAATTCCTGTCTTCTTGCAAAGGTAAGAGTCCCGTCAATTATAAACGGAGCTATTTTTTGTTGATTCTCTTCTGTTAACAAAGACAGAGTATCATCTGTTATACCTTGAATAACGCCTTCAACGGATACGGGGTGTGTAGGATCGTACACATCTGATTCTGAAATCAAAGAGCCATCTAACAGCCACTTAATTGCTAAGATAATATTTGATTTTCCTGCGTTATTATAACCAACTAAAGCAGTGAAGGGGCGCAAAATAGCCGATGTTGACTTACAAGAACGAAAGTTGCTAATTGAAACTGAAGCAAGACGTACAGTCATTATTTTTCCTTAAATGTGCTATTTGTATGCAATGAGTTCATACGAAACGCTTTTTTACATTTTATAGTCGTTGCATTCAAGGGTGCATGAGATTGCATTAAGGGAAACTGTGATATGGCTTGGCTTTTGACTGGAAATACTGATGGCTCATTAGTTTTATTAAGGTGCATTAAAACCGCCCCGTGAAGCGGGCGGGCGAGGCGGGGAAAGCACTGCGCGCTGGCGGTGGTGCTGATTTTATTTTTTCAGCGTCTGAGCGCGTCGTGAAGGCGCTTAGTCTGCCCGTTGAGGCGTTGGTGTGTCTGCGGGGTGTTTTGTGCGGTGGTGAGCGTGTGAGGGCGTGATGACGGGGTGTAAAAAAGCCGCCCGCAGGCGGCGATGTTCAGCCGTTGTCAGTGTCCAGTGAGTAGTTTTTAAAGCGGATGACCTCCTGACCGAGCCAGCCGTTTATCTCGCGGATCCTGTCCTGTAGAGGGATAAGCTCATTGCGGACAAAGACCTTTGCCACTTTCTCAATATCACCCAGCGACCCGACGTTCTCCGGCTTGCCGCCCATCAACTGAAAGGGGATGCGGTGCGCGTCCAGCAGGTCAGCGGCGCTGGCTTTTTTGATATTAAAAAAATCGTCCTTCGTTGCCACTTCACTGAGCGGGATAATTTTAATGCCGTCGGCTTTCCCCTGCGGGGCATAGAGAAACAGATTTTTAAAGTTGTTGCGGCCTTTCGACTTGACCATGTTTTCGCGAAGCATTTCGATATCGTTGCGATCCTGCACGGCATCGGTGACGTACATGATATATCCGGCATGAGCGCCGTTTTCGTAATACTTGCGGCGGAACAGCGTGGCCGACTCATTCAGCCAGGCAGAATTAAGGGCGCTGAGATATTCCGGCAGGCCGTACAGCTCCTGATTAATATCCGGCTCCAGCAGGTGAAACACGGAGCCGGGCGCGAAGGCTGTCGGCTCGTTGAAGGACGGCACCCACCAGTAAACATCCTCTTCCACACCACGGCGGGTATATTTTGCCGGTGAGGTTTCCAGCCTGATGACCTTACCGGTGGTGCTGTAACGCTTTTCCAGAAACGCATTACCGAACACCAGAAAATCCAGCACAAAGCGGCTGAAATCCTGCTGGGAAAGCCACGGATGCGGGATAAATGTCGAGGCCAGAATATTACGTTTGACGTAAATCGGTGAGCTGTGATGCACGGCAGCACGCAGGCTTTTTGCCAGACCGGTAAAGCTGACCGGTGGCTCATACCATCTGCCGTTACTGATGCACTCGACGTAATCCAGAATGTCACGGCGGTCGAGTACCGGCACCGGCTCACCAAAGGTGAATGCCTCCATTTTCGGGGCGCTGGCGGTCATTGTTTTTGCCGCAGGTTGCGGTGTTTTCCCTTTTTTCTTGCTCATCAGTAAAACTCCAGAATGGTGGATGTCAGCGGGGTGCTGATACCGGCGGTGAGTGGCTCATTTAACAGGGCGTGCATGGTTGCCCAGGCGAGGTCGGCGTGGCTGGCTTCCTCGCTGCGGCTGGCCTCATAGGTGGCGCTGCGTCCGCTGCTGGTTATGGTCTTGCGGATAGCCATAAACGAGCTGGTGATGTCGGTGGCGCTGACGTCATATTCCAGACAGCCACGGCGGATGACGTCTTTTGCCTTGAGCACCATTGCGGTTTTCATTTCCGGCGTGTAGCGGATGTCGCGCGCGGCGGGATAGAACGAGCGCACGAGCTGGAACACGCCGACACCGAGGCCGGTGGCATCAATACCGATGTATTCGACGTTGTATTTTTCGGTGAGTTTGCGGATGGATTCCGCCTGAGTGGCAAAGTCCATGCCTTTCCACTGGTGACGCTCAAGTATTCTGAATTTGCCACCGGCCACCACCGGCGGTGCCAGTACCACGCATCCGGCGCTGTCGCCACGGTGTGACGGGTCGTAACCAATCCATACCGGACGTGAGCCGAACGGATTGGCGGCAAACGGCGCATAGTCTTCCCATTCTTCCAGCGTGTCGACCATGCAGCGTTGCAGCTCCTCAAACGGGAACACCGATGCCTTGTCGTCAACAAATTCACACATGAACAGGTTTTTAAAATCGTCGGCGCTGTTTTCGCGTTTGAGCTGCTCAATGTCGAACAATGTGCAGCCGCCTTTCAGGGCGTCCTCAATGGTGACAATCTGCCGCCACTGGCCGTCCGCACAGAGAAGACCACCGGCAAGGGCGTTATGACTGACGTCGATTTCCACACGTTCGGCGGCGCTGGCGCGTCCCCGGTTGAACAGTTCACCCGACCAGAACGGGTAGGCGTCGTGCGCCAGCGTGGACGGGGTGGAGAAATAGGTCGAGCGCAGGTGACTCTGTGAGGCCATACCTGATGCCACCTTACGCAGTACCTGAAAATTCGGGATCCAGAAAATCTCGTCGACGTACAGGTCGCCGTTATGGCTCTGTGCGGTGTTGGAGTTGGTGCCGAGAAAAATCAGTTTTGCGCCGTTATTGCCCAGGACAATCGGGTCACCGGTCAGGTCAACGTCAACCAGCCGGGCAAAGGCGATGATGTATTCGCGGAACACATACGCCTGCGTTTTACTGGCCGACAGAAAAATCTGGTTATGACCGGTTTTCAGGGCGCGCAGCAGCGCCTCGCGGGAAAAATAAAACGTCGCGCCAATCTGGCGGGATTTCAGGATATCGCGGATGCGGTGCTCAAGCCCGGCGCGATACCAGCGCAACTGATATTCGAAAGACTGCTCAAAGAAAATCTGCTCCAGCTTTTCGATGGCCTCGTCACTGAAAAAATTCTTTTTCGGTTTGCGACGCCTGCCTTTGTTGCGGTTAGCAACGTTCGGATTAAGGTCTGCCTCGTTGCCGGTCTGGCTGTAACGGTTGACCCGCGCCAGTCGTTCAATCTGGCGTCCGAGCAGGTCAATTTCCTTGAAGTCACCGCCGGTTTTCTGCGGTTTGATGATGAGCTGGGTCAGCCGCGCTTCCAGACTCATTTCGACACGGCTGATGGGAGCAACGCTGTCCCAGCCGTCGCGCTGTTTCCAGCTCTGCACCGTCGGGCGTTTCATCTGCAACATGGCGGCAATCTGCGGCACGGAAAACCCCTGCCAGTACAGCAGCGCCGCCTGACGACGCGGGTCGTGTAAAAGAGTGGTGTCTGTGGTGATGGTCATGAATACCTCGCCGTGATGAATACACGGCAAGGCTACTGAGTCGCGCCCTGCGATTCGCTAAGGTGCTGTTGTGTCAGTGATAAGCCATCCGGGACTGATGGCGGAGGATGCGCATCGTCGGGAAACTGATGCCGACATGTGACTCCTCTAATCACTATTCAGGACTCCTGACAATGGCAAAAAAAGTCTCAAAATTCTTTCGTATCGGCGTTGAGGGTGACACCTGTGACGGGCGTGTCATCAGTGCGCAGGATATTCAGGAAATGGCCGAAACCTTTGACCCGCGTGTCTATGGTTGCCGTATTAACCTGGAACATCTGCGCGGCATCCTGCCTGACGGTATTTTTAAACGTTATGGCGATGTGGCCGAACTGAAGGCCGAAAAGATTGACGATGATTCGGCGCTGAAAGGCAAATGGGCGCTGTTTGCGAAAATCACCCCGACCGATGACCTTATCGCGATGAACAAGGCCGCGCAGAAGGTCTACACCTCAATGGAAATTCAGCCGAATTTTGCTAACACCGGCAAATGTTATCTGGTGGGTCTGGCCGTCACCGATGACCCGGCAAGCCTCGGTACGGAATACCTGGAATTCTGCCGTACGGCAAAACACAACCCCCTGAACCGCTTCAAATTAAGCCCTGAAAACCTGATTTCAGTGGCAACTCCCGTTGAGCTGGAATTTGAAGACCTGCCTGAAACCGTGTTCACCGCCCTGACCGAAAAGGTGAAATCCATTTTTGGCCGCAAACAGGCCAGCGATGACGCCCGTCTGAATGACGTGCATGAAGCGGTGACCGCTGTTGCTGAACATGTGCAGGAAAAACTGAGCGCCACTGAGCAGCGCCTCGCTGAGATGGAAACCGCCTTTTCCGCACTTAAGCAGGAGGTGACTGACAGGGCGGATGAAACCAGCCAGGCATTCACCCGCCTGAAAAACAGTCTCGACCACACCGAAAGTCTGACCCAGCAGCGCCGCAGCAAGGCCACCGGTGGTGGCGGTGACGCCCTGATGACGAACTGCTGACCGGCGTCAGTCAGTCCGGGAAAACCTTCACGATTAACCCTTAATTTCAGGAAAAACTATGCGCCAGGAAACCCGCTTTAAATTTAATGCCTACCTGTCCCGTGTTGCCGAACTGAACGGCATCGACGCCGGTGATGTGTCGAAAAAATTCACCGTTGAACCGTCGGTCACCCAGACCCTGATGAACACCATGCAGGAGTCCTCTGACTTTCTGACCCGCATCAACATTGTGCCGGTCAGCGAAATGAAAGGGGAAAAAATTGGTATCGGTGTCACCGGCTCCATCGCCAGCACCACCGACACCGCCGGTGGCACCGAGCGTCAGCCGAAGGACTTCTCGAAGCTGGCGTCTAACAAGTACGAATGCGACCAGATCAACTTCGATTTTTATATCCGCTATAAAACGCTTGACCTGTGGGCGCGTTATCAGGATTTCCAGCTCCGTATCCGTAACGCCATTATCAAACGCCAGTCCCTTGATTTCATCATGGCCGGTTTTAACGGCGTGAAGCGTGCCGAAACCTCTGACCGCAACAGTAATCCGATGCTGCAGGATGTGGCGGTCGGCTGGCTGCAGAAATACCGCAATGAAGCCCCGGCGCGCGTGATGAGCAAGGTCACTGACGAGGAAGGTCACACCACCTCTGAGGTCATCCGCGTGGGTAAGGGCGGTGATTATGCCAGCCTTGATGCACTGGTGATGGATGCGACCAACAACCTGATTGAACCGTGGTATCAGGAAGACCCTGACCTTGTGGTGATTGTGGGGCGTCAGCTACTGGCGGACAAGTATTTCCCCATCGTCAACAAGGAGCAGGACAACAGCGAAATGCTGGCCGCTGACGTCATCATCAGTCAGAAACGCATCGGTAACTTGCCGGCGGTACGCGTCCCGTACTTCCCGGCGGATGCGATGCTCATCACGAAGCTGGAAAACCTGTCCATCTACTACATGGATGACAGCCATCGCCGCGTGATTGAGGAAAACCCGAAACTCGACCGCGTGGAGAACTACGAGTCAATGAATATTGATTACGTGGTGGAGGACTACGCCGCCGGTTGTCTGGTGGAAAAAATTAAGGTCGGTGATTTCTCCACACCGGCTAAAGCGACCGCAGAGCCGGGAGCGTAACCGATGACGAGTCCCGCACAGCGCCACATGATGCGGGTCTCGGCAGCGATGACCGCGCAGCGGGAAGCCGCCCCGCTGCGACATGCAACTGTCTATGAGCAGATGCTGGTCAAGCTGGCCGCAGACCAGCGCACACTGAAAGCGATTTATTCAAAAGAGCTGAAGGCCGCGAAAAAACGCGAACTGCTGCCGTTCTGGTTGCCGTGGGTGAACGGCGTGCTGGAGCAGGGCAAAGGTGCACAGGATGACATTCTGATGACGGTCATGCTGTGGCGTCTGGATACCGGCGATATTGCCGGTGCGCTGGAGATTGCCCGTTATGCCCTGAAGTACGGTCTGACCATGCCGGGTAAACACCGCCGCACCCCGCCGTACATGTTCACCGAGGAGGTCGCACTCGCGGCCATGCGCGCTCACGCTGCCGGTGAGTCTGTGGATCCCCGCCTGCTGACGGACACCCTTGAACTGACCGCCACGGCTGACATGCCTGATGAAGTGCGCGCAAAGCTGCACAAAATCACCGGTCTGTTTCTGCGTGACGCTGGTGATGCCGCAGGGGCGCTGGCGCACCTGCAACGTGCGACACAGCTCGACTGTCAGGCAGGCGTCAAAAAAGAGATTGAACGACTGGAGCGGGAGCTGAAACCGAAGCCGGAGCCGCAGCCAAAAGCGGTCACCCGCGCCCTGCGTAAGACCCGGAGCGTGACACCGGCAAAACGTGGACGCCCGAAAAAGAAAGCCAGTTAACAACCGAATGCGCCCCGCGCCAGGGCGGCACGCCGGTCAGTGAGGGTGAATCACCTGACACTGCACCGGCGTCCACCGCCCGACTTTTCAGAGGTAGTCATGATGACGCTGATTATTCCGCGAAAGGAGGCTCCCGTGTCCGGTGAGGGTACGGTGGTCATCCCGCAACCGGCAGGCGACGAGCCGGTGATTAAAAACACGTTCTTTTTTCCCGATATCGACCCGAAGCGCGTCCGGGAACGTATGCGCCTTGAGCAGACCGTCGCCCCCGCCCGTCTGCGTGAGGCCATCAAGTCAGGCATGGCGGAAACAAATGCGGAGCTGTACGAGTACCGCGAACAGAAAATTGCCGCCGGTTTTACGCGTCTGGCGGACGTTCCGGCAGACGATATCGACGGTGAAAGCATCAAAGTTTTTTACTACGAGCGCGCCGTGTGTGCGATGGCGACCGCGTCGCTTTATGAGCGTTATCGCGGCGTGGATGCCAGTGCGAAAGGCGACAAGAAGGCCGACAGCATTGACAGCACCATTGATGAGCTGTGGCGGGATATGCGCTGGGCAGTGGCGCGCATCCAGGACAAGCCGCGCTGCATCGTGAGTCAAATCTGATGAAGACCTTTGCGCTACAGGGCGACACGCTCGACGCCATTTGTGTCCGGTATTACGGGCGCACTGAGGGCGTGGTTGAGACCGTGCTCGCCGCAAATCCGGGACTGGCTGAACTGGGTGCGGTGCTGCCACACGGCACCGCCGTCGAACTGCCCGACGTTCAGACCGCGCCCGTGGCTGAAACTGTCAATCTGTGGGAGTAACGCATGACAGCAGAAGAAAAAAGCGTCCTGTCGCTTTTCATGATTGGGGTGCTGATTGTTGTCGGCAAGGTGCTTGCCGGTGGTGAACCCATCACCCCGCGTCTGTTTATCGGGCGCATGTTGCTCGGTGGTTTTGTCTCGATGGTTGCCGGTGTTGTTCTGGTGCAGTTTCCTGACCTGTCACTGCCTGCGGTGTGCGGTATCGGCTCCATGCTGGGTATCGCCGGTTATCAGGTGATTGAGATTGCCATTCAGCGCCGCTTTAAGGGCAGGGGGAAACCGTAATGCCGGTTATTAACACGCATCAGAATATCGCCGCCTTTCTCGACATGCTGGCCGAGTCCGAAGGGACGGCAAACCATCCGCTGACGAAAAACCGGGGCTATGACGTGATAGTCACCGGACTGGACGGGAAGCCGGAAATTTTCACCGACTACAGTGACCACCCGTTCGCACATGGCCGACCGGCGAAGGTGTTTAACCGTCGCGGTGAAAAATCCACGGCCTCCGGTCGCTATCAGCAGCTTTACCTGTTCTGGCCGCATTACCGCAAACAGCTTGCCCTGCCGGATTTCAGTCCGTTGTCACAGGACAGACTTGCCATTCAGTTGATCCGCGAACGCGGTGCACTGGATGACATCCGGGCGGGGCGCATTGAGCGCGCCATTTCACGCTGTCGCAATATCTGGGCGTCCCTGCCGGGTGCCGGTTACGGTCAGCGTGAGCATTCACTGGAAAAACTGGTCACCGTCTGGCGTACCGCTGGCGGCGTACCGGCTTAAACGGAGTAAACACCATGAAGAAATTATCCCTTTCACTGATGCTGAACGTGTCGCTGGCGCTGATGCTGGCACTGTCCCTGATTTATCCGCAGAGCGTGGCCGTCAGTTTTGTCGCCACTTGGGCGATTCTGGCGACGGTTATTTGTGTGGTTGCCGGTGGTGTCGGCGTGTATGCCACGGAGTATGTGCTGGAACGCTACGGGCGGGAGCTGCCACCGGAATCGCTGGCCGTGAAGATTGTCACGTCGCTGTTTTTGCAGCCGGTGCCGTGGCGCAGGCGGGCAGCGGCTCTGGTGGTGATGGTGGCGACGTTTATCTCGCTGGTCGCTGCCGGGTGGATTTTTACCGCGCTGATTTATCTCGTGGCGTCGCTGTTCTTCCGGCTGATATGTACGGCCTGCCGTCAGCGTCTTGAGGAGCGGGAACCATGTCAAAGCTGATGACTGTGCTGGTCGTGTTGTTATCGCTGGCGCTGTCCGGTCTGTTTCTGGTGAAACACAAAAACGCCAGCCTGCGCGCCTCGCTGGACAGGGCGAACAACGTCGCCAGCGGGCAGCAGGCGACCATCACCATGCTGAAAAATCAGCTTCATGTTGCCCTCACCAGAGCAGACAAAAACGAGCTGGCGCAGGTGGTACTGCGTCAGGAACTGGAGAACGCCGCGAAGCGTGAAGCACAGCGCGAGAAAACCATCACGAGGTTACTTAATGAAAACGAAGATTTTCGCCGCTGGTACGGCGCTGACCTGCCTGATGCTGTGCGCCGGTTGCACCAGCGCCCGGCCTGCACCGACGCCAGTGATTGTCCACAACGCCTGCCCGAAAGTGAGCCTTTGCCCGATGCCGGGCAGTGACCCGGAGACGAACGGCGATTTAAGTGCCGATATCCGGCAGCTTGAGAACGCGCTGGCACGCTGTGCCAGCCAGGTAAAAATGATTAAACACTGTCAGGACGAAAACGATGCTCAAACCCGACAGCCTGCGCAGGGCGCTGACTGATGCCGTCACGGTGCTGAAAACCAGTCCAGAGATGCTGCGGATATTCGTGGATAACGGGAGTATTGCCTCCACACTGGCGACGTCGCTGTCATTCGAAAAGCGTTACACGCTCAATGTGATTGTGACCGACTTTACCGGTGATTTTGACCTGCTCATTGTGCCGGTGCTGGCGTGGCTGCGGGAAAATCAGCCCGACATCATGACCACCGACGAAGGCCAGAAAAAGGGCTTCACGTTTTATGCAGACATCAACAATGACAGCAGCTTTGATATCAGCATCAGCCTGATGCTGACCGAGCGCACGCTGGTCAGTGAGGTGGACGGTGCGCTGCATGTGAAGAATATCCCGGAACCCACGCCGCCGGAGCCGGTCACCCGCCCGATGGAGCTTTATATCAATGGCGAACTGGTGAGCAAGTGGGATGAATGAGTTTAAGCGTTTTGAAGACCGGCTGACCGGACTGATTGAATCGCTGTCACCGTCAGGGCGTCGGCGACTGAGTGCAGAACTGGCGAAACGTCTGCGGCAGAGTCAGCAGCGCCGGGTGATGGCACAGAAAGCCCCGGACGGCACACCCTATGCGCCACGCCAGCAGCAGAGCGCCAGAAAAAAGACCGGTCGCGTTAAGCGAAAAATGTTTGCGAAACTTATCACCAGTCGTTTTTTGCATATCCGCGCCAGCCCGGAACAGGCAGCAATGGAATTTTACGGCGGGAAGTCACCGAAAATCGCCAGTGTGCATCAGTTTGGTCTGTCGGAAGAAACCCGGAAAGACGGTAAGAAAATTGATTATCCGGCGCGTCCTCTGCTCGGCTTTACCAGTGAGGATGTGCAGATGATTGAAGAGATTATTCTGGCTCACCTCGACCGTTAGTTGTGCCATTCCTGACACCTCATCGTCACATTGCCGCCGGTATGACCCGGCGGCATCCTTCCCGTTATGAACACTCTCGCAAATATTCAGGAACTCGCGCGCGCACTGCGCAACATGATTCGCACCGGCCTTGTCGTCGAAACCGACCTTAACGCCGGTCGCTGCCGTGTGCAGACCGGCGGCATGTGCACCGACTGGCTTCAGTGGCTGACCTGTCGTGCCGGGCGTTCGCGCACATGGTGGGCACCTTCCGTGGGGGAGCAGGTGCTGATTCTGGCCGTGGGCGGTGAACTTGACACGGCGTTTGTTCTGCCGGGGATTTATTCCGGCGATAACCCCGCGCCGTCTGCGTCGGCGGATGCCCTGCATATCCGTTTCCCTGACGGGGCGGTGATTGAGTATGAACCCGAAACCAGTGCACTCACGGTAAGCGGAATTAAAACGGCCAGCGTGACGGCTTCTGATTCTGTTACTGCCACGGTACCGGTGGTCACGGTGAAAGCGTCAACCCGTGTCACCCTGGACACACCGGAAGTGGTCTGCACTAACAAACTGACTACCGGCACGCTGGAAGTGCAGAAGGGTGGGACGATGCGCGGCAACATTGAACACACCGGCGGTGAACTCTCATCAAACGGTAAGGTACTGCATACCCACAAACACCCCGGCGACAGCGGCGGAACAACCGGGAGTCCTTTATGACAGCGCGTTATCTCGGAATGAATCGCAGTGATGGCCTGACGGTCACTGACCTTGAGCATATCAGCCAGAGTATCGGCGATATCCTGCGCACACCGGTCGGCTCACGGGTGATGCGTCGTGATTACGGCTCGTTGCTGGCGTCAATGATTGACCAGCCGCAGACTCCGGCGCTTGAGTTGCAGATTAAGGTCGCCTGTTACATGGCAGTGCTGAAATGGGAACCCCGCGTCACCCTGTCATCCGTCACCACGGCGCGCAGTTTTGACGGGCGAATGACGGTCACGTTAACCGGTCAGCACAACGACACCGGCCAGCCACTTTCGTTAACCATCCCTGTGAGTTGAAACCATGCCGATTATCGACCTGAACCAGCTACCCGCACCGGATGTGGTCGAGGAGCTGGACTTTGAAACCATTCTTGCCGAACGCAAGGCGACACTGATTTCCCTTTACCCGGAAGACCAGCAGGAGGCGGTCGCCCGTACCCTGACGCTGGAATCCGAACCTCTCGTCAAACTGCTGGAGGAAAATGCTTATCGTGAGCTTATCTGGCGTCAGCGTGTGAATGAGGCCGCACGGGCGGTGATGCTGGCCTGTGCAGCCGGTAATGACCTTGATGTGATTGGTGCCAATTACAACACCACACGCCTGATTATCACCCCGGCAGATGATTCGACCATCCCGCCGACACCGGCAGTGATGGAATCTGACACCGATTATCGTCTGCGTATTCAGCAGGCGTTTGAAGGTTTAAGCGTTGCCGGGTCGGTGGGAGCCTATCAGTATCATGGTCGCAGTGCCGACGGGCGTGTCGCGGATATCTCTGTCACCAGTCCGTCTCCGGCCTGTGTCACTATCTCCGTGCTGTCCCGCGAAAATAACGGTGTCGCATCCGAAGACCTGCTGGCTGTGGTGCGTAACGCTCTTAATGGCGAGGACGTCAGGCCGGTGGCTGACCGCGTGACCGTGCAGTCTGCCGCCATTGTTGAATATCAGATAAACGCCACGCTTTACCTTTACCCTGGTCCCGAAAGCGAACCCATCCGCGCTGCTGCCGTGAAAAAACTGGAAGCGTATATCACGGCACAGCACCGGCTGGGGCGCGACATCCGTCTGTCTGCCATTTATGCCGCTTTGCATGTGGAGGGCGTGCAGCGTGTCGAGCTGGCCGCACCACTGGCTGACATCGTGCTCAACAGTACGCAGGCGTCTTTCTGCACCGAATACCGCGTCGTGACCGGAGGCTCGGATGAGTGATTCGCGCCTGCTGCCGACCGGCTCATCACCGCTTGAAATTGCTGCCGCAAAAGCCTGTGCGGAAATTGAAAAAACGCCGGTCAGTATTCGTGAACTGTGGAACCCGGACACCTGCCCGGCAAATCTGCTGCCGTGGCTGGCGTGGGCGTTTTCGGTCGACAGGTGGGATGAAAAGTGGCCGGAAGCAACAAAACGCGCCGTTATCCGCGATGCGTATTTCATTCACTGCCATAAGGGCACTATAGGCGCAATCCGGCGTGTGGTGGAGCCGCTCGGCTATCTCATCAACGTGACGGAGTGGTGGGAAAACAGTGACCCGCCCGGCACCTTCCGGCTTGATATTGGTGTACTGGAAAGTGGCATCACAGAGGCAATGTATCAGGAAATGGAACGGCTTATTGCTGATGCCAAACCTGCAAGCCGTCACCTTATTGGTCTGAACATTACCCGGGACATTCCCGGCTACCTGTTCGCCGGTGGTGTGGCTTATGACGGCGATGTAATTACGGTTTACCCCGGATAAGTGAGGAATAATGAGCACAAAATTCAAAACCGTTATCACCACTGCCGGTGCAGCAAAGCTGGCAGCGGCAACCGCACCGGGAGGGCGGAAGGTCAATATTACCACGATGGCCGTCGGGGATGGCGGTGGTAAATTGCCTGTCCCGGATGCCGGACAGACCGGGCTTATCCACGAAGTCTGGCGACATGCGCTGAACAAAATCAGCCAGGACAAACGAAACAGTAATTATATTATCGCAGAGCTGGTTATTCCGCCGGAGGTGGGCGGCTTCTGGATGCGTGAGCTTGGCCTGTACGATGATGCGGGAACGTTAATTGCCGTGGCGAACATGGCCGAAAGTTATAAACCTGCCCTTGCCGAAGGCTCAGGGCGTTCGCAGACCTGCCGCATGGTCATCATCGTCAGCAGTGTGGCCTCAGTGGAGCTGACCATTGACACCACAACGGTGATGGCGACGCAGGATTACGTTGATGACAAAATTGCAGAGCATGAACAGTCACGACGTCACCCGGACGCCTCGCTGACCGCAAAAGGTTTTACTCAGTTAAGCAATGCGACCAACAGCACGTCTGAAACACTGGCCGCAACGCCGAAAGCGGTTAAGGCCGCATATGACCTTGCTAACGGGAAATATACCGCACAGGACGCTACCACAGCGCGAAAAGGTCTTGTCCAGCTAAGTAGTGCGACCAACAGCATGTCTGAAACGCTCGCCGCAACACCAAAAGCCGTTAAGACGGTAATGGATGAAACGAACAAGAAAGCGCCATTAAACAGCCCTGCACTGACCGGAACGCCAACGACGCCAACTGCGCGACAGGGAACGAATAATACTCAGATCGCAAACACGGCTTTCGTTATGGCCGCGATTGCCGCCCTTGTAGACTCGTCGCCTGACGCACTGAATACGCTGAACGAGCTGGCGGCGGCGCTGGGCAATGACCCGAATTTTGCTACCACCATGACTAATGCGCTTGCGGGTAAGCAACCGAAAGATGCCACTTTGACGGCGCTGGCGGGGCTTGCTACTGCGGCAGACAGGTTTCCGTATTTTACGGGGAATGATGTTGCCAGCCTGGCGACCCTGACAAAAGTCGGGCGGGATATTCTGGCTAAATCGACCGTTGCCGCCGTTATCGAATATCTCGGTTTACAGGAAACGGTAAACCGAGCCGGGAACGCCGTGCAAAAAAATGGCGATACCTTGTCCGGTGGACTTACTTTTGAAAACGACTCAATCCTTGCCTGGATTCGAAATACTGACTGGGCGAAGATTGGATTTAAAAATGATGCCGATGGTGACACTGATTCATACATGTGGTTTGAAACAGGCGACAACGGCAATGAATATTTCAAATGGAGAAGCCGTCAGGGCACCACAACAAAAGACCTGATGAATCTTAAATGGGATGCTTTGTCTGTCCTTGTTAAAGCCCTTTTCAGCAGTGAAGTAAAAATATCGACAGTCAATGCACTGAGAATCTTTAATTCATCCTTTGGTGCTATTTTTCGCCGTTCTGAAGAATGCCTGCATATTATCCCCACACGAGAGAATGAGGGGGAAAATGGTGATATCGGGCCACTACGCCCCTTTTCGTTGAATCTCAGAACTGGTCGCATAACTATGGGGCACGCTCTGGATGTTACAGGAGATATAACAACTAACGCATGGGTGTACGCAAACCGCCTTGCAATTAACAGCAGCACAGGCATGTGGATTCATATGCGTGACCAGAATGTTATTTTTGGACGTAATGCGGTATCCACTAATGGTGCTCAGGCTTTGCTCCGTCAGGACCATGCCGACCGCAAATTTATGATTGGCGGTCTGGGAAATAAGCAATTTGGCATCTACATGATTAATAACTCAAGGACAGCCAATGGCACCGATGGTCAGGCATACATGGATAATAACGGTAACTGGCTTTGTGGTTCGCAAGTTATTCCCGGCAACTATGGCAATTTTGATTCCAGATATGTGAAAGATGTTCGACTTGGTTCACAGCAATATTATGGAGTGAACAACTGGCAAACATGGAATTTCCAGTGCCCGTCAGGTCATGTATTGTCTGGTATTAATGTTCAGGATACAGGGTCCAACTCTGCCGATAATATAGCGGGCGTTTATTACAGACCCGTTCAAAAGTATATAAATGGCACCTGGTATAATGTAGCGAGCGTTTAATATGATGCACTTAAAGAACATAAAAGCGGGTAACGCTAAAACACTGGAACAGTATGAGTTAACAAAGAAACACGGAGTTATCTGGCTTTACTCTGAGGACGGAAAAAACTGGTATGAGGAAGTGAAGAACTTTCAGCCAGACACAATAAAGATTGTTTACGATGAAAATAATATTATTGTCGCTATCACCAGAGATGCTTCAACGCTTAATCCTGAAGGTTTTAGCGTTGTTGAGGTTCCTGATATTACCTCCAACCGACGTGCTGACGACTCAGGTAAATGGATGTTTAAGGATGGTGCTGTGATTAAACGAATTTATACGGCAGAGGAATTGCAGCAGCAGGCAGAAAATCGGAAAGGCAGACTTCTTGCAGATGCTGAATCCGTGATTTTGCCGCTGGAGCGCGCTGTCAGGCTGAATATGGCAACAGATGAGGAACGCAGCCGACTGGAAGCATGGGAACGCTACAACGTTCTGGTCAGTCGTGTGGATACTGCAAATCCTGAATGGCCAGAAATGCCGCAATAAGTTGTATGAGTTCTGGTGGGAGTTTACATATCTATGGCACAGAGTAAAGCCTAATCTGACAGTCCGCTCTGTGCCAGGAGCGGACATCCCACACTTCTGCTTCTGTGGCCAAAATCCGTATGCCACTACACTGCTGGCTTTTTAAGCGGCATTAATCATATGGCTTCCTGTGAAAACGAAGGGTAAAATGGATAGGTATACGCTATAGAATTATGTATATGCTACATATACTAACAACGAAAGCAGGTTGCAAAGCAGCCTGTATAATCATCACTTAAGTTCATGGAATAAAATATGCATACTGGCTTTAAGGGAACTTATGACGCACTTTTGAGGCTTGAGAAGGCTATAGAAGGTCTGACCATCCAAGATGGGTTGATGACGAATACTCTTGGGGTTGATGTTCCGGCAATAACATCAGATGACCTAATTGACCAAATAATTTGCATTATTAACAAGCTGAAAGCATATGGTGATATTGAACTAACTGAAAAAGAAATTGCCGCTTATTCATCTCTCCCTGAAAAAATTGACACACTCATTAGAGTTCACGTCCCAGAGTTCTCAGGCGTTAACTCCGCACGAGCTATATCTTCATATATGCTAACACTGGCATATGTTGACCATTTCTTGGATGAATCGTTTACATGGAAGCGGTTGGATAATGCTAATTTACTTCCTAGAAATTTAAGCAGAAAAATTAAAAGCATGGAGGCGAGAATTAACAAGATTGATCCTGAGATGGATGCTCTTGAGAGTAAAGTTAAAACGATTAATGATGCTCATGTAGCTGCAGAAAATATACCTATAGACTTAAATGAATTAAAGGAATACAACAAAGAAGCATCTGATTTAAAGGAGAAGATATCTAAAACTCATTTCAGTTTAGAGTCCCAAGAAGAAGCCGCAAAAAAAATTATTGATGAGTTGCAAGAAAAAAATATAGAGGCTGCCCGGTATCTGGCTCTTTGCGAAGAGGCTATTAGGGCTTCAACATCGAAAGGCTTAGCAGGAGCATTTGAAATAAAAGCAGATAAGCTTAACCGAAGTATCCAACTATGGGTTGCCGGTTTGGCAGTTGCTTTGGGGCTTGGTGGTTTAGTCGGATATGAAAGATTGAAAGTTCTTTCTGGGGTTTTGAATAACCCAAATCCTAGTGCGGTAGTAATACTCACTCAATTACTATTATCTGTTTTTAGCATAGGCGCCCCTCTTTGGTTTGCTTGGATGTCTACAAAACAAATTAATCAACGTTTCAAACTCGCAGAGGATTATGCTTATAAAGCTTCTGTGGCTAAAGCGTATGAGGGATACAAAAATGAGGCATGCAAGGTATCAGATGGAGAGTTCGAAAAACGCTTATTTGATTCTGCGCTAAGTCGACTTGAAGAGGCTCCATTGCGTTTTGTGAAAGATGAAGATCATACTACTCCTTGGACAGAAATGCTTAATTCTAAGTCGTTTCAAAAATTCTTAGATGCCTCCATTGATAATGTAAATTATGTTAAAGGGATTATAAGTAAGAAAGGCCAATCAGCAGCTAAAGCAAGCAATGATGAGGTTAATCACATTGAAAAACTAAAGAATGAAGCTTGAATTATAATACTGCCTCCGCAAGTGCGAGGCTTTTACATTAACTGCCCTGCAGTAAATCTAGGGCAGTTTTACGTGCTAGGGGCTGAGTTGGCTAACCGGCTCTTTCAGCAGTCGGTCTGCCGCTATTGAGCTGGGGCTCAACGTGTGTGAGAACGTCAGATTCAATACGTAGGTATGGCCTCACTCCTTATTTGAGCACTCGCAATACAGAGCGTTAAAGTGATCGCCTTTCGGTACTGATCTGCGAATGACTTTGGGGGATTTGCACTCAGGGGAGAGTAACTTCGTGACAACTTCCGCTCTTAGCTAAAAGCAGACTGTCATATTTGATAGCGTTTCGGCTATGTAAATAGTCAGTCGGAAAATGAGTGTGTACAAATCAGGACAGGCGGGCTGATTTCCCGCCTTTTCTTTATCTGTTGTTTCATCCCCTGACCAGCCAGGTCAAATAGCGTCTCATGTACTACCCAACGGAAAATAGTTGCACCCATTAACCACGGAGTTAAACGGATGAGTGACTATCATCACGGCGTGCAGGTGCTGGAGATTAACGACGGCACCCGCGTCATTTCCACCGTATCCACGGCCATTGTCGGCATGGTCTGCACGGCCAGCGATGCGGATGCGGAAACCTTCCCCCTCAATAAACCGGTGCTGATTACCAATGTGCAGAGCGCAATTGCAAAGGCCGGTAAAAAAGGCACGCTGGCGGCATCGTTGCAGGCCATCGCCGACCAGTCAAAACCGGTCACCGTTGTCGTGCGTGTGGAAGACGGGACCGGCGAAGACGAAGAAACGAAACTCGCGCAGACTGTTTCCAATATCATCGGCACCACCGACGAAAACGGTCAGTACACCGGACTGAAAGCCCTGCTGGCGGCGGAGTCGGTTACCGGTGTTAAACCGCGTATTCTCGGTGTGCCGGGACTGGACACCAAAGAGGTGGCGGTTGCACTGGCATCAGTCTGTCAGAAGCTGCGCGCTTTCGGGTATATCAGTGCATGGGGCTGTAAAACCATTTCCGAGGTGAAAGCCTACCGCCAGAATTTCAGCCAGCGTGAGCTGATGGTCATCTGGCCGGATTTCCTCGCATGGGATACGGTCGCCAGTACCACCGCCACCGCGTATGCCACCGCCCGTGCGCTGGGCCTGCGCGCTAAAATCGACCAGGAGCAGGGCTGGCATAAAACGCTGTCCAACGTCGGGGTAAACGGTGTTACCGGCATCAGTGCCTCTGTATTCTGGGATTTGCAGGAGTCCGGCACCGATGCTGACCTGTTGAACGAGTCAGGTGTCACAACGCTGATTCGCCGTGACGGTTTCCGATTCTGGGGTAACCGTACCTGCTCTGATGACCCGCTGTTCCTCTTTGAAAACTACACCCGCACCGCGCAGGTGCTGGCCGACACGATGGCTGAGGCGCACATGTGGGCGGTGGACAAGCCCATCACCGCAACGCTGATTCGCGACATCGTTGACGGCATCAATGCCAAATTCCGTGAGCTGAAAACAAACGGCTATATCGTGGATGCGACCTGCTGGTTCAGCGAAGAATCCAACGATGCGGAAACCCTCAAGGCCGGAAAACTGTATATCGACTACGACTATACACCGGTGCCTCCTCTTGAAAACCTGACCCTGCGCCAGCGTATTACCGATAAATACCTGGCAAATCTGGTCACCTCGGTTAACAGCAATTAAGGAGCCTGACCGATGGCAATGCCGCGCAAACTCAAGTTAATGAACGTCTTTCTGAACGGCTACAGCTATCAGGGCGTTGCAAAGTCCGTCACGCTGCCAAAACTGACCCGTAAGCTCGAAAACTATCGCGGTGCGGGGATGAACGGCAGCGCACCGGTAGACCTCGGCCTTGATGACGATGCGCTGTCAATGGAGTGGTCGCTCGGGGGCTTCCCGGATTCGGTTATCTGGGAGCTTTACGCCGCAACCGGTGTGGATGCTGTGCCGATTCGTTTTGCAGGCTCTTACCAGCGTGACGATACCGGCGAAACGGTGGCCGTCGAAGTGGTCATGCGTGGCCGTCAGAAAGAAATCGACACCGGCGAGGGTAAACAGGGAGAAGACACTGAGTCGAAAATCTCCGTGGTCTGCACCTATTTCCGGCTGACGATGGACGGTAAGGAGCTGGTCGAAATCGACACCATCAACATGATTGAGAAGGTGAACGGCGTCGACCGGCTGGAGCAACACCGCCGCAATATCGGCCTGTGATTGTCATCCGGTCAGCCAGGCTGACCGGTTAACCCTGATTCAGAAGTGAGAAAACCATGAACAAAGAAAATGTGATTACCCTGGACAATCCGGTCAAGCGTGGTGAGCAGGTTATCGAACAGGTCACGCTGATGAAACCCAATGCCGGGACGCTGCGCGGTGTCAGTCTGGCTGCGGTCGCGAACTCCGAAGTCGATGCACTGATTAAAGTGCTGCCGCGCATGACGGCACCGATGCTGACCGAACAGGAGGTCGCCGCGCTGGAACTGCCTGACCTTGTGGCGCTGGCCGGTAAGGTGGTCGGTTTTTTGTCGCCGAACTCGGTGCAGTAACGTTTCCGAAAAATCTCTCGGTCGATGACCTGATGGCGGATGTGGCAGTGATATTTCACTGGCCGCCATCAGAACTGTATCCCATGAGCCTGACCGAACTCATCACATGGCGCGAAAAGGCACTCCGGCGAAGCGGAAACACGAATGAGTAACAATGTAAAATTACAGGTATTGCTCAGGGCTGTTGACCAGGCATCCCGCCCGTTTAAATCCATCCGTACAGCGAGCAGGTCGCTGTCGGGGGATATCCGGGAAACACAAAAATCACTGCGCGAGCTGAACGGTCACGCATCCCGTATTGAGGGATTCCGCAAGACCAGTGCACAGCTCGCCGTGACTGGTCATGCACTTGAAAAGGCACGGCAGGAGGCCGAAGCCCTTGCCACACAGTTTAAAAATACCGAACGTCCAACCCGTGCTCAGGCGAAAGTGCTGGAATCCGCAAAGCGTGCGGCGGAGGACTTACAGGCGAAATATAACCGCCTGACGGATTCTGTTAAACGCCAGCAGCGGGAACTGGCCGCTGTGGGAATTAATACCCGCAATCTTGCACATGATGAGCAGGGGCTGAAAAACCGTATCAGTGAAACCACCGCACAACTTAACCGTCAGCGCGATGCACTGGCGCGTGTCAGTGCACAACAGGCAAAACTTAACGCAGTCAAACAGCGTTATCAGGCAGGAAAGGAACTGGCCGGAAATATGGCCTCAGTAGGCGCTGCCGGTGTGGGGATTGCGGCGGCGGGAACGATGGCCGGAGTTAAGTTGCTGATGCCCGGTTATGAGTTTGCGCAGAAAAACTCAGAATTGCAGGCCGTGCTCGGAGTGGCAAAAGACTCCGCCGAAATGACCGCACTACGCAAACAGGCGCGCCAGCTCGGCGACAATACCGCCGCCTCGGCGGATGATGCGGCCGGTGCACAGATAATCATCGCGAAAGCGGGTGGGGATGTTGATGCCATTCAGGCGGCAACGCCGGTCACGCTGAATATGGCGCTGGCGAACCGCCGCACGATGGAAGAAAACGCCGCCCTGCTGATGGGGATGAAATCCGCCTTTCAGCTTTCAAACGATAAGGTCGCTCATATCGGGGATGTTCTCTCCATGACGATGAACAAAACCGCCGCCGATTTTGACGGCATGAGCGATGCGCTGACCTATGCCGCACCTGTGGCAAAAAATGCCGGTGTCAGCATTGAAGAAACCGCCGCAATGGTCGGGGCGCTGCATGATGCAAAAATCACAGGCTCAATGGCGGGGACGGGAAGCCGTGCCGTGTTAAGCCGCCTGCAGGCACCGACGGGAAAAGCATGGGATGCACTCAAAGAGCTTGGAGTGAAAACCTCAGACAGCAAGGGAAACACCCGGCCAATATTTACCATTCTGAAAGAAATGCAGGCCAGTTTTGAGAAAAACCGGCTCGGTACTGCCCAGCAGGCTGAATACATGAAAACTATTTTCGGGGAGGAGGCCAGCTCAGCCGCCGCCGTGCTGATGACTGCCGCCTCAACCGGAAAGCTGGACAAACTGACCGCTGCGTTTAAAGCATCAGACGGGAAGACCGCCGAGCTGGTAAATATCATGCAGGACAACCTAGGCGGTGACTTTAAAGAGTTTCAGTCCGCTTATGAGGCAGTGGGGATTGACCTGTTTGACCAGCAGGAAGGCGCACTGCGTAAGCTCACTCAGACGGCCACAAAGTATGTGTTAAAACTCGACGGCTGGATCCAGAAAAACAAATCACTGGCGTCAACCATCGGCCTCATTGTCGGTGGCGCGCTGGCGCTTACTGGCATCATCGGTACCATTGGTCTTGTAGCCTGGCCGGTTATCACCGGCATCAATGCCATTATCGCGGCAGCAGGCGCAATGGGGGCAATCTTCACGACGGTTAGCAGTGCTGTTATGACGGCCATCGGGGCGATTAGCTGGCCGGTTGTGGCCGTGGTGGCCGCCATTGTCGCCGGGGCGTTGCTTATCCGTAAATACTGGGAGCCTGTCAGCGCATTCTTTGGCGGTGTGATGGAAGGGCTGAAAGCGGCATTTGCGCCGGTGGGAGAACTGTTCACGCCACTGAAGCCGGTGTTTGACTGGCTGGGCGAAAAGTTACAGGCCGCGTGGCAGTGGTTTAAAAACCTGATTGCCCCGGTTAAAGCCACACAGGACACCCTGAACCGTTGCCGTGACACGGGCGTCATGTTCGGGCAGGCACTGGCTGACGCGTTGATGCTGCCGCTTAATGCGTTCAACAAACTGCGCAGCGGTATTGACTGGGTACTGGAAAAGCTCGGGGTCATCAACAAAGAGTCAGACACACTTGACCAGACCGCCGCCAGAACTCATGCCGCCACGTATGGCACCGGTGGTTATATTCCGGCGACCAGCTCTTATGCAGGCTATCAGGCTTATCAGCCAGTCACGGCACCGGCTGGCCGCTCTTATGTGGACCAGAGTAAAAACGAATATCACATCAGCCTGACGGGTGGTACTGCGCCGGGGACACAGCTTGACCGCCAGTTACAGGATGCGCTCGAAAAATACGAGCGGGATAAACGTGCGCGTGCCCGTGCCAGCATGATGCATGACGGTTAAGGAGGTGACGAAAAATGATGCTCGCGTTAGGTATGTTTGTTTTTATGCGCCAGACGCTGCCACACCAGACCATGCAGCGTGAATCAGATTATCGCTGGCCGTCAAATTCCCGTATCGGTAAACGGGATGCCTTTCAGTTTCTCGGTGTGGGTGAGGAAAACATGACGCTTGCCGGCGTGCTTTATCCCGAACTGACCGGCGGGAAGCTGACGATGACCACGCTCAGGCTGATGGCAGAGGAAGGCCGGGCGTGGCCGTTGCTGGATGGCACCGGCATGATTTACGGCATGTATGTCATCAGCAGGGTGAGTGAAACAGGGAGTATTTTCTTTGCAGACGGCACACCCCGGAAAATTGATTTTACGCTGTCGCTCACCCGCGTTGATGAATCACTGGCCGCGCTTTATGGCGATATCGGTAAACAGGCGGAGTCGCTCATCGGTAAGGCCGGTAGTCTGGCGACCAGATTCACGGGGATGACGGGGGCGGAATAATGCTGGATGCGCTGACATTTGATGCAGGCAGTACGCTGACGCCGGATTACATGCTGATGCTCGACAGCAGGGATATTACCGGCAATATCAGCGACCGTCTGATGAGCATGACCCTGACGGATAACCGGGGCTTTGAGGCTGACCAGCTTGATATTGAACTGAACGATGCCGACGGGCAGGTCGGACTGCCGGTTCGTGGCGCTGTCCTGACGGTGTATATCGGCTGGAAAGGTTTTGCCCTGGTATGCAAAGGGAAATTTACCGTTGATGAGGTTGAACACCGGGGCGCGCCGGATGTGGTCACCATCCGCGCCCGGAGTGCAGATTTTCGCGGGACGCTCAATTCCCGCCGGGAAGGCTCCTGGCATGACACCACGCTCGGTGCGATTGTTGAGGCGATAGCCACCCGTAACAGGCTGGAAGCCAGTGTCGCTCCGTCACTGGCCGGAATTAAAATCCCGCACATCGACCAGTCGCAGGAGTCCGATGTGAAATTCCTGACCCGTCTTGCTGAACGCAACGGCGGCGAGGTGTCGGTAAAAATGGGAAAACTGCTGTTTCTCAAAGCGGGGCAGGGGGTGACGGCCAGCGGTAAAAAAATCCCTCAGATTACCATCACCCGCAGCGACGGCGACCGCCATCATTTTGCGATTGCTGACCGTGGAGCCTATACCGGCGTAACGGCAAAGTGGTTACACACCAAAGACCCGAAGCCACAAAAGCAGAAGGTAAAACTGAAACGCAAAAAGAAAGAGAAACACCTGCGCGCACTGGAGCACCCGAAAGCGAAACCAGTCACGCAGAAGAAAGCGTCAAAAGTACCGGAAGCGCGCGAAGGTGAATACATGGCAGGTGAGGCTGACAACGTTTTTGCCCTGACCACGGTATATGCCACGAAAGCGCAGGCCATGCGCGCCGCTCAGGCGAAGTGGGACAAACTGCAACGGGGCGTCGCGGAGTTCTCCATCAGCCTGGCTACCGGTCGGGCAGATATTTACACGGAAACACCGGTCAAAGTGTCTGGCTTTAAGCGCGTCATAGACGAGCAGGACTGGACAATCACTAAGGTGACACACTTTCTGAATAATAGCGGCTTCACGACATCCTTAGAGCTTGAGGTCAGGCTTTCTGATGTGGAGTACGAAACAGAAGATAATGAGTGATGTTTTTATTTTATCTGTTTGTTTTATAAGGATAAATTAACTAAAATGGCACCATCAACAAAACCGGAAGAGGTGCTCGCGATGTTTCATTGTCCTTTATGCCAGCATGCCGCACATGCGCGTACAAGCCGCTATATCACTGACACGACAAAAGAGCGTTATCACCAGTGTCAGAACGTGAATTGCAGCGCCACGTTCATCACTTATGAGTCGGTACAGCGATACATCGTGAAGCCGGGAGAAGTCCACGCCGTAAGGCCGCACCCGTTGCCGTCAGGGCAGCAAATTATGTGGATGTAATTAGAAACAGGAAGCCCCTCAGTCGAGGGGCTTTTTTTGTCGATGTGGTCAATGTGTGGACGTGACCAGAAATAAATCCTTTTATTTCAATTTGTTGTACGTAAAAAATAAGCCCGTGTAAGGGAGATTACACAGGCTAAGGAGGTGGTTCCTGGTACAGCTAGCATTTTATGGGTTATGTTTTTCAGCGAAACGGATGATAACCTTAATAAATGCAGCTGTATGTGATCGGTTTCTAAGAATTTTCCATCCGGGAAAAATAATCGAAATTAATCACTTACCGTGGGGGTTACGCGTGGTTTCCCCGGAGAAATTACGCATCAGCAGCGCGTAATTTAGCTCAAGATCCTGCGGCACCGGGAGCCACACAGTATAACCATCGCCTGGTGCGACCGGCATCGCTTCACCTTTGGCGTTTTCCATATGCTCAAGGGTAAAGTTAATGTTGCCTTGCGGCGTCATCAGCTCAAGGCTGTCGCCAACGGAGAATTTATTTTTCACCGCTACCGCCGCGAGCTCCCCCTTGCGCTCACCGGTAAACTCACCAACAAACTGCTGGCGGTCAGAAACCGAATAACCGTATTCGTAGTTCTGATAATCGTCGTGGGTATGACGACGCAGGAAACCTTCGGTATAGCCACGATGCGCCAGACCTTCCAGCGTTTCCAGCAGGCTGGTATCGAACGGTTTGCCCGCAGCGGCGTCATCGATAGCTTTACGGTAAACCTGCGCGGTGCGTGCGCAATAGTAGAAAGATTTGGTACGGCCTTCGATTTTCAGCGAATGCACGCCCATTTTGGTCAGGCGTTCAACATGGGCGATGGCGCGCAGATCTTTCGAGTTCATGATGTAAGTGCCGTGCTCATCTTCAAACGCGGTCATATACTCGCCCGGACGCTGGGCTTCTTCGATCATAAACACTTTGTCGGTTGGCGCGCCGATACCCAGCGTCGGCTCAACATTTTGCACCGGAATCGGCTCGTACTTGTGTACGATGTTGCCGACGTCATCTTCTTTCCCTTCCTGGACATTGTACTCCCAGCGGCAGGCGTTGGTGCAGGTGCCCTGGTTCGGGTCGCGCTTGTTGATATAGCCAGAGAGCAGGCAGCGACCGGAGTAGGCCATGCACAGCGCGCCGTGAACGAAGATTTCGATCTCCATATCCGGCACCTGATTGCGGATCTCTTCAATCTCTTCCAGTGACAGTTCGCGAGAGAGGATCACGCGGGTCAGACCCATTTGCTGCCAGAATTTCACCGTCGCCCAGTTTACGGCGTTAGCCTGTACCGAGAGGTGGATTGGCATTTCCGGGAAGTGTTCACGCACCAGCATAATCAGCCCTGGATCGGACATAATCAGCGCATCCGGCCCCATTTCCACCACCGGTTTCAGGTCACGGATAAAGGTTTTCAGCTTGGCGTTGTGCGGTGCAATGTTGACCACGACATAAAACTTTTTCCCCAGCGCGTGGGCTTCATTGATGCCGAGCTGAAGATTTTCGTGGTTGAATTCGTTGTTGCGTACACGCAGGGAGTAACGCGGCTGGCCCGCATAAACAGCATCTGCGCCATAAGCGAAAGCGTAACGCATATTTTTCAGCGTTCCCGCCGGGGAAAGGAGTTCCGGTTTAAACATAATTCTCTCGTTCTGATGACAGGTCAGAGCCGCTTCACCTGATGAAGCGGTTAGGGGAGTGCCCCCACTTTAAGGGCGGGCATTGTAGCGCAATCGGCGGGTTTAGCTCCAGTGTAAATGTGAGGGGAGAAGTGGCAGAGATGGGAGTATCTACACGAAATCTTCATGTAGTGATAAAAGAAAAAGTTGACGATACTGACTACTTTCCTGAATGTTCATCCCCTGATAATTATGAATGTATTTGCCGTCCTCTTACAGCCTGAATTATTGAGGATGTAAAATAATGTCATTTATCTCAATTATTCACTAAAATAAACTGCAAATATAAGACATAATTTCCAAAGTTTGTGACGCTGCCACTATTGAGTTTACGTTATTTTCTTGAGTGGCTTACTTGAGTATGTACCTGCAACCATGCTGATTTAGATAAAAAATCTATAGTCAACAATTATTGCTTTGAGTGATATAATAAACACGGGCGGATGTTATGACTGGAAATATTCACCAGAATTATAATGCAAGGGATGTAATTAATGCCCCGGAAGTAAAAACAGCAATTTTGCAAAGAAGTCTGTTTCGCCAGGATAATGAGACCATCCAAAAATGGTTACTCAACCATTTTTATCGATGGCTAATTAGTGACTTTCCAATGGTGCAACAAATTAACTCGCTTGCAGAATATTCACTGTTTAATAAAAATGATGATGTAATCCCGGAATGGCTGGTATCGAAGTTTAATACTGCCTCAGTATCAACTGCGACACTTTATTATATCGAAACCGATCATCAACAAATATTAACCAAAGAACGGGAGTTGGTGGAATTTCTTTCCAGGAAATGTGGTACCCGTCTGGAATCAAAACTACAGCGCATAACCTGCTACGTTGCGTTCAGAATGCGTGAAGAAGAGCATGAAAAGATGCTTCAACGACGCGAGAAAGGGTGGCAGCCGAGTGAACAAAATACTGTAAAGTCAATACTTGATGTGCCAGACGGAAAAATTGTTGAGTTTGATGCCAGTCATTCGAACCTTCGTCGTGAAATGGCTTATGAATCATGGCATATGCAACATTGCGTAGGCCAGTTTGATGATCGAAAAAATCTTACCGGTGGTTATGGTGAGTATTATGCAAATCAAATTGAGCAACATAAATTACGGTTATTCAGTTTGCGTGATAATAATAATATTCCTCATGTTACTATTGCTCTCAATGTTGTTGGTGATTCACTTGAAATTGATCAAATAAAAGGTAAGCAAAATCGTCATCCAGTTAAAAAATATGCGGACGATGTTTTGTCTCTTTTGCAACTATTATCACCACAAGCAGTTCGACATAGTGATTGTGAAGGTATGGGTATTGTTTATGAAAATACACCTGAATATCAGGGGTGGAAATATGTAACGGAAGTATACGAAACCAGTTTTTTACTAAGCGTACTACATAATAACTTTCATTTATTAGAACATTTTACAAATCCTTCAGTGGAGTTGCAGTGGTTACTGTTACACAGCGCACCTGATAAGTTACATTATCTTAATGCTATTGACCCTATAGTTGCTACTTCTGCGGAAATGTTATTCCCTGGCGCTGAGTGGCATCCGCAATTTGCAGGTCAAAATATCAGCAACATTTCCTTTGAGATAGAGAGTTTGACATTACAGACATCTCATTACTTACCCCTGTCAGAGGTTGAAAAATAA